CTTCTGATGGAAAAACATCTACAACATATGCAATTAGGTTGTCTGATCTAGAACTTGTGAATTCCACATCTATAAAAGCAGCGTATGCTGATGTAGTAACCATTGAAGAAGAACCAACTATTGATGATTTATTTGGTGGTATGTATTCTGAAAAAGAAGATACGCATATGAGCGCAATGACACTACGTGATCATTATTGCATTGAGCATAATGTGCCTATGTCAAACAAAGAGTGGTTAAATGACTTAATTAAAAAAGGAATAGAATGGCAAAAGATCAACCAGAAGTAAAATCCACAGGAGGATTTGTGCTTCCAATGCAAAAAGTAAAAGCTGAAACCAAGAGTCCAAAGAATCTTGTAATCTTCAGCAAACCTAAAGTGGGTAAAACTACTTTGTTATCTGCATTAGATAACTGTTTGATTCTAGACCTTGAAGATGGTACTGACTACGTTGATGCAATAAAACTTAAAGCAAAGTCTATCGCTGACATTGTTACCATTGGTAACATGATTACAGATGCAGGCAAACCTTACAAGTATATTGCTCTTGACACAATCACAGCTTTAGAAAGTATGTGTATTCCATATGCAGAAGAATTATATTCTAAAAGCATCATGGGTAAAGAATGGTTTACAAAACACAAAGCTAATTATGGAAACATCTTGAATATGCCTAATGGTGCAGGATATCCATGGTTACGCCAAGCTTTTGAGAAAGTTCTTAACTATGTAAAAACTCTAGCACCTCATGTAATTTTTGTTGGTCACATCAAAGATACATTGTTAGAGAAAAATGGTGCTGAATTTAACTCTTTAGACTTGGATTTGACAGGTAAACTAAAGCGTATAACTACCTCAAACTCAGATGCTATAGGTTATATCTATAGAAAAGGCAAAAAGAACATCTTGAGTTTTATGACAACTGACGAAATAGCCTGTGGCGCACGCCCAGAGCACTTGCGAAGTCAAGAAATTGTTATCTCTGAACCAGGAGAAGATGGCAAGCTTATTACACACTGGGATAAAGTTTATATTGATTAATATTTAAAAAGTAAAAATTATGTTTAAGTCAAGCGATTTTAAAGAAAGCAAAGGTGGAAATGGTATTTCTAAGATTATACCTCCAGGTACTCATTATTGTAGAATTGTAGATATTACACTTGATGCTCCTGCATACAATAAAGATGCATATTTTGTTGTTGTTCGTCTAGAAGGAATTGATAGAGGTGATGAGTTTGAAGGATTAGATATCAATAAAAACAATCCAAGTCAAGGTAAATTCAGAGGTCAAATTGGTAATGTAAAGTCTGGTGACTGGCCTTTTAGCACTTATACCTATGAAGGTAAAGTAATCCAAAGAGATAACCAAATCTACAACTGGGTTAACAATGTTGCAAAACAAATGGGTGTTCTTGCAAAGATGAATGAGAAAGGTGTAGAAGGTGACACAATTGAAGACTATGTAATGGAAGTAAGAAAGTATCTTATTGATCCAGAACTATGGGGCTATTTTACTGTTGCAGGTTCTGAGTACTTTAATGAGGGATATACAAATCCAAATTACAGATTGTTCTTTCCAAAAGCACAGCCACGTAAAAGTTTGTATCCTTTCTCTGCATTAGAGAATGATGATAGAAAACCACTTAACTTCATTGAGTTTGATGAAGCAGTGCATATCATTGCTGCTAAAGAAAAGCCAGAAGATAAAGAGCCAATCTCAAATTTTGAACCAACTCAATCAGCAACACCATCATCATCACTTGCAGATGATTTTCCTACACCTGCAGAGAGTGCAGCAAATAGCGATTTAGATTTGCCATTTGGCAATGACTAATTTATTCATTGTATAAGAACAGGGGTGAGTGTATGCTCACCCTTTTTCTTTTTATAGATTTGTATTATGTTTTCAAGTAGACAATATGTAGGATCATTGGATAATATTCCAGATGCATGGATATATAAATACTACTTGGGATTAACGCATGATTTTACAGGTAGATCAGTAAAGATTAAAAGTATATTTAATCCTAATGACAAAACGCCATCAATGTTTATATATGTTGACAAAGACAAGAACAAGATTGTTTACAAATGTCACTCAACAGGTATATTTGGCGATGCGCACAAGCTCGTTCAGGATTTATACAATCTTACAAAAGAACAGGCCTGTGAGAAAATTGTTAAAGACTACCATGAATTCTGTAAAACTGGAGCATATCAAGACATAGAGATTATTGCATGTACAAAAAGATGGTCTATTACTGATTATAAAGTAAGAGGTTGGACTAATCTTGATGCAAAGTTTTGGTTGCAGTTTAATATTGGTAGTAGTATGCTGAATAAATACGAGGTTATACCACTAGAATATTATGAAGTAAGTGAAGTTGACACTACTACAGGTGAGATGTCAAACTCCTTTGTAAATAATGGTGATTATATGTATGGTTATTTTGCAAACAATGAGTTATACAAGGTGTATAATCCAAAAGCAAAAAAGTTTAAATTCTATTTACAGAAAAAAGACTACATACAAGGTTATAATCAACTCAAAGGACATGACACACTTGTTATTGCCTCCTCATTGAAAGATGTGATGGCAATAGATAGCTTAGGCCTTACAATAGATTGTATTGCCCCTAACAGTGAGTCAACAAAACTTACATCAAATGATATTCACCAGTTTCAAATGCGTTACCAGCACATTGTAGTATGTATGGACAGTGACGAAGCAGGTATAAATTCCATGAAATTCTATGAAAAAGAATATGGATTACCTTTTATCTATTTACCAAGAGAAAAAGATATCAGTGATATCATAAAACATCATGGTAAAGAGGTTGCTCTTTATGATTTTTACCCTAAACTCCAAAGAGCAATAGAAAAATATGTCAAAAAAAATGAGTAAGTTTGTACGTTAACATCAACTTATGAGCAATTGGATTTATAAACCAAATAAAGGTTTGGGTATAGACGTTTTGTCTATTGAGAACCTTCCAAATCATGAAGAAGCTGTTGGATTTGTTTACAAAATTACCAACACAGTTACTGGAAGATTCTACATAGGTAGAAAAAATCTATACAGTGAGAGAAAGACAAAAATCTCTAATAGAGAAAAGACACAAACAAAGACTAGAAAGACTTTCAAACGTGTCGTTAAGGAATCAAATTGGAAAACTTATTATGGATCATGTGCAGAGCTAACTGAAGAGATAGCACTGACTGATAAAAAGTTTTACCAAAGAGAAATCCTTGAAGTATGTTGTTCTAAAAAGTATCTTGGTTATTGTGAGTTGGCTCATCAAATTAAAAATGATGTGCTGACTGCCAATAGCTATAATGGTAATATATTAGGCAAGTACTTCCCATCAGATATGGAAAATTGTAACTAAAAAAAATATGGGAAAATTTGTAGCACAAATAGCTTTTTCTGAGCGTATTCAGAAAGAGCAAGAATTTTTTGACAAAGACTTTTTAATGTCTTACTCTGGTTTGAACAAACTAGTATTTAGTCCATCATCTTTTTACAAACACTATGTTCTTGGACAAAAAGAAGATGTTATAGACAAAAACATGATGGAAGGTTCATTGATACATTGCTTATTATTAAAGCCAGAAGACTTTGAAAATCAGTTTGTTGTCAGTGTACAGGATTTACCAAGTGATAATCCAAGAAGTGTATTACACACAATCTTCAATCATTATAAAGAATTGAAAAGAGAAGGTGACACTCGTGAGAGCTTAGAAGAATTTGCAGAAGCAATACTTGATGTTCTTAAAGATGTCAATCTTTATCAGTCTCTTAAAACAGATGGGCAGCGTGTAGAGAAAATGATTATACCTAAACATGTTGCTTACTGGGAGTATCTTAAAAAAGCAGAAGGACGAACAGTGATAGACCAAGATGTCTATGATTTCTGTAAAGCTGTAGTAGAAAAAATTACATCTACAGTATCAGTAATGGATGTTATGGGTTATTTTTCAGACTCCTTTTCTCAATTGGAAAAGCACAATGAAATTGAATTGACAAAATTAGATCCAGAAAGTCCTTTTGGATTGAGAGGTTTTATTGACAACCTGGTTATTGATAATATCAATAAAGAAATACGTGTGAATGACTTGAAGAAAACAAGCAAGACAATTTCACAGTTTCCTGACAGCATTGAATACTATAACTATTGGATTCAAGCAGCAATGTATAAAAAACTTGTAGAGCATGTTTATACATCCCAGCCAAAGTATTTTGGATACAAGATTACATTTAGATTCTTAGTGGTTGATCCATTTATGCAGATTGCTCCAATTAGAGTCTCTGACGAAACACTTTCCAAATGGGAAGAAGAAACTGACAAATTACTTGATGAGGCTAAGTACCACTTTGAAACAAAGAACTTTGAATTACCTTACAAGTTTATCGTTAACAATAATGAATTGGTTTTATGATAAAAGAAATGTATAGAAAATACTTTCAAAAATCTTATACCTTTTTGTACCCTTTGCTAGGATTCAAGCGAACTAAAGACCCAAGGCCAGTGCAAGTTTATGTGCATTGGCCAGAGGAGTTCCCTGATAATGAGCGTAAATTAGTTTGCGTTTATCAAAAAGAGGATACAGATCAGTGGTTGAATTTTGAGAAAAACAAATTGACAACACATGCCATGTTGGATTATGTTGTACCATTATGTGATGGTAAAATAGCATATATCTTTGACATGAATCCTGTAGGAAATGATTATGACTTGTTCATTGAAGGCAAGTACTCAAAGTTTTCGCAAAACGCCAAGAGGCACTTATCAGACTATTATGGTATTCATACGCCAGAATGGGTTTATATTGAATCATTTATATTTCCAAAAAAGTATTTCAAACATTATGCTGAGATACTATTAGTAGATGTGAAGATGCTTCAGGAAGTTGGAGAACTTTGTGACAAGTATGATAAGCAAAAAGAAACGTTTAAATTGTAACCTTTTAATTTTTAAGTATATGAAAAACATGATGATTTATGCAACAAAATGGAATGATAAAGAGTCATTCAGAATGATGCCTGTAACTCCTGATTGTCCTTACAATGAGGCAATATTTGATCCAGAACAAAAAGTTCTTGCGGTTATTTCAAAAGACAAAAAAGACAAACCAATGATGATGCCTCGCTTGAATGATCGTGGTGACATTATACCTACAAAAAGAGCAAATGGTGAACAGGGTTGGCAAGAGCAACGAGTTATTATACCTGCATACTATGAGTATTATCTAGAAAATCCAAATGATATCATAGTATTTGCATCTACATTTGGTCATAATTGCGAATGCAAAGTATTTGTTGATACTATCAAGTCAGCATTTGACATCGCATTAGCATCATCAGCAGATTTAAAAGCAAGTGTGAGTTCAAAAAAAAGTAAGTAATGAGAGATCGCGAATTCTGGGTAATGGACTATGAGACCATTGTCAATTGTTTCGTTGCTGTATTTGAATCCTATGACAGAAAAACTAGAAAAGTATTTGTCATAAGTAAGTATCAAAATGATGCTGTTGATTTTGTCAAGTTTCTTATTGAATCAAAGAAAGCCAAGGATTGGCATTTTGGTTACAATAATATTGCGTTTGATGCCCAGATTACTGAGTTTGTTTTGGCAAACACCAAAGAGTTTCTTGATCCTTTAGAAGATGCAGAAGCACTTGCGTATAGGTTATATGAGTATGCTCAGTATGTAATTGGTAAGTCAGACAGAAATGAGTTTCTTGATTATCCAGAATTCAAACTTTCCATTAGATGTGTTGATATATTTAAACTGAATCACTGGGATAGTAACGCTAAGCGTACATCCTTGAAGTGGACACAGTTTGGAATGGATTGGGAAAATGTTGAAGAAATGCCTCATCCTCATTATGAGAGGATAATAGACAAAGAAACATTGATCATGGTTGTAAAATACTGTATCAATGACGTAATGTCTACCAAGGCGATATTCACTATGACAGATTCCAAAGGAACAAAAGTTATGGTATCGCAAATAAATCTGCGTGCTAAACTAAGTGAAACTTACAATGTCAATTTACTTTCAGCAAGCGAACCTAAAATTTCTAAGGAAATCTTTCTTCACTTTCTTTCTGAGAAGTTGGGTATAAGTAAGAAAGAGATCAAAGAGATGAGAACTTATCGTAAGAATGTTGTTATACGCGATATTATCCTACCTTGTGTAAAGTTTGAAACTCCTGAGTTTAATGGTGTGCATAACTGGTTTAAGAACCTAGTTGTAGATACAGCTATTCTTGATACAGATGATGACATCAAAAAGAAAGGTCCAAAGTATAGCATGATGCATAAAGGTGTTCCTACTGATTATGCATTAGGTGGTATTCATGGTTGCATTGCACCTGGTGTGTATGAACCAAAACCTGGAAGAAAAATACTCAGTGTTGACGTAACAAGTTTTTATCCAAATCTTGCTATCAAAAACAAGTGGTCTCCTGCTCAAATACCACAAGATGACTTCTGTGAGTTATACGAGTGGTTCTTTGAAGAAAGAAAAAAGTATCCTAAATCTAATCCTTTGAACTATCTGTTCAAGATTGTTTTGAATTCTACCTATGGTTTGAGTAAGAGTAAGTATTCATTTCTGTATGACCCTGAACTAACATTCAGAATTACTGTAAATGGCCAATTGCTTTTATCCATGTTGTATGAAATGATCACAACAAGAATTCCAAACTGTCAACCGCTTATGCAAAACACAGATGGTTTAGAGTTCGATATAGATGAAAAGGATGAAGAACTATTCTTTAGCATTTGCAAAGAGTGGGAAGATTTGACGCAACTACAGCTTGAGTCTGTAGAGTACAAGAAGATGATTATTGGTGATGTAAACAATTACATTGGAATCTATGACAATGGTAAGACAAAATGCAAAGGTAGATTTGAGTTTGAAGAATTACCTCTTCATAAGAATAAATCTAATCTTGTAATACCTAAAGCATGGTTTGAATACTTTGTAAATGGTACTGATCCAAAAGAGTATCTCATGACAAACAGAAATATATTTGACTATTGCACTGGTTCTAAAATCAAAGGTAATTGGTTCTTTGTAGAGCGAGGTGTAAAAGAAGGTGTCTTTTATGAAAACAAGTTACAAAAACTTGTAAGATATTTTGTATCCAAAAAAGGCACTAAAATAATTAAATGTAATCCTGATGGTAGACAAATACAACTTGAGAGTGGTCCAATTTTACAGACCATTTTTAACAAAGCAGTTGTATTACCATGGGAAGAATATGACATTGATGAGAAATATTATCTTGATAAAATCTATGATGAGATTAAAAAGATAGAAAGCACATCTGAAGTCATTCCACAAAATATGTATCAACAGTTAAAATTAGAATTATGAAAAGAACAGTAAGTGGCATGGATGCCTATGCGAAAATTCTGTCTACTGGATTACCAGAGAAAACAGAAACTTACACCCCAATCTCACATGCAAGTGTGATAAACCGTGTGAGAAGTGAGATAACCAATGCTGGTTTTATTATCACTGGAGAAGATTACAGATGTACCAATGATGGGCAAATTGCTCTAGGTACATTAAGAATGAATTATAAAGCAGACCCAGACATTGAGTTGTCTGCTAATTTTACCAATTCATACAACAAACAACTTGCCTTCAGATTTAATCTTGGAGGCTTAGTAAAAGTCTGTATGAATGGTATGATGTTGAATAACAACAAGTTTGGCAAATTTAAACGCGTACATAAAGGTGCAGCAGATCTTTTAGCAGAAGGTATCATTAGTGATTATATAAATAACGCTGGTGAATACTGGGATTCTTTAGTAGAACACAAAGATTCTATGAAAGGAATCTTATTGTCAAGCACTGCGCAGCATGATGTACTAGGTGAATTATTCTTAAAAAGAGATGTCATAAATACAATGCAGCTTAACACTGTAAAGAAAGAGTTGATTAAACCATCTTTTGATTATAAAGTTGATTCTGATTCTGCGTGGGCATTGTATAATCACATTACTTTAGCACTGAAAGATTCACATCCTTCAGACTGGATGGAAGATCAAATCAAAGTTCATGAAGTGTTTTCTAATATGCTTGACTTGGATAAAACTGAAGTAGAACTAACACCTGTAGAAGATGAACATATCATTCTTGAATGACATAATAAAAGATACTTATTATGTAGTTATGAAGAGAAAGAAAAACTCTAATCATGACAAGTTAGAAATTCTCAGAAGATTCTTAAAAGTAAAGTACAATATTACTATTGGAATGGAGTCTTTGAAAAGAAGAGATAAAGAATACAAGGGTCAAAATAAAGGTTAAATGGAAAGTCTGTAGAAACGAAAATCCCCCATCACTGGGGGACTTTCTACAGAAGAAGAAAAACCACTAAACATTTGCATAGTAGCATCTTTTATCGCCCTTGCCCTTTGTAGCTCTTGCGATAGTTTTTTGAGTTCTTAGACTTTGATGTTTTTGTTTTTGCATGAACACCTGGTCTAGAAACTTCAGGTTTCTTCAAAAAGGATGTAACGCTACTGGTTTTAAGCTTCGCTGCCATCTTTCTTTTCTTTTTTGTCTACAACAGACCATATAAGACCTGCTAGAGTAATTACAGAACCAACAATTTCAGTAAGTGTAGATTCATCAACTGTGCCTCTTACAACAAGAAAACCTCCAACAAAGGTTAAAATGTGTCGTGCAATTCCTAGGATTTGATTTTGATTCATACTTATTAGTTTAATTAAATAATATCGCTGCTTTCTATTAATGTATAGGTAAAGTTATTACCATGAAGTGCTTTGGCCTTGCGACAAATTGCCATAAACTCTTCAAAGTCTGCTGCTTTTTTAAACACTTGACATCCTTCAGACCAGTTTTCTACAAATGTAGAATCTGCACCTGCTTTATGAATATTGATACCAAAAACACCTTCTTGAATAGATTTCTCATCATATGTCATATCTTTGTTTGGATCACGATAAACTTTTACTGGTTTGTTTTGTCCTAATGCTTCATACTTACCAGCGTGAAGTCTCATGATATGAGAGTCAACATATTGACCTTCAACTAGTCTAGCAACACCAGCCTTGTTACCAAATTGCATAACACCCTTTGTTCCTGGATCTGTAGTAGCTGGCCATACGTGGCATTTCCAAACTCCATTTTCTGTATAAGAAAGAGTTATGTTATCATCAAATAGATTAGTTACCTTCTGACCTGTTGCAGAATTTCTTACCCCAATGATGTTTAAAAGAAAGTCTTTATGCTCAAACCACTTATAACCTTTTGCCTTAACAGCAGTTTCAAGTTGTTCTTTGGTATACTTACCTACTGTTGCAGGTTTATTACTTTCAGTAACACCAAATTTAGTTACAATAATGCCAAGTTTGGCTAATGTAGCAGGACCTACAATTCCATCTGGAGTAAGTCCCTGCTTTTTTTGAAACTCAATAACAGCAGCTTCTGTTTTTGGTCCAAAGTTTCCTGTTTGCTCTACACCTAATACTGCTTGAATTTTCTTAACAACATCATTGTTGTCTCCTTTTTTCAGTGTCATAATTCTATATTTATTTTTTAAAGTACAAGTTTGCTTCAGCTTCTCTACGTCTAACTAAACCAGTCAGCGTTTTACCACCTGCTTTTACCCATTTCATAAATTCTAATCTGATAGATTCATCATTAGGATTAGCGTTTACTTTTTTAAGTAACGTAGAAGATTTCAAGTTTGCTGGCCCTAAGTTGTAAGCAAATGATACTAACGCATCAAATTGATTCTGTGTAATAGTGTCTACACAATAACTGTCTACGTATTTTTCAAAACTAATAAGCATGTTTGCTAACAATTCAACAGCTTGTTCTTCTGTTATGCTTGCATCACTCATTGTTACTTTTTTCCCACCAGGATAGAATGTTGCACCATATCCAATTGTAGGAACACCTGCAGAACATTTGTAAGGAGCTGCTCTGAACCCTTCAAAAGATTTGATTAAATCAATCCCTGCTTTCGCTGTCTGTGTTATTTTCATCTTCGTTCTTTTTTTTGTTTGACATAATTCTACCTACTGTAGTAATTCCAAATGCTCCAAGGGTAATAATCATAAAGCCATCAAAGATGAACTCTTTTATGACAAGTTCTTTACCCCATATGCCTGTAACTACATCTACTGTTAGGATAAATACCATAGCAAAAAATGCTATTACCCCTACAAATGTTTGCTCGTTTATTTGATTATCATTTGAAACGAGTTGTTTAAAAAACTTTTTCATATTCTTACTTTTTTTCTTTACTGCCTTCTTGAGTAGCATACTTGATACCCATGATTGTACCAACTATTGAAAAGGCATTTGTTAATAATACACTAAACATGTTACTCCATGTTGAACCAATAATTTGTGTGTCTTGATTTGTTACAATGGCCATCCAGTATAACACAGTTGTTACAGCCCCCACTCCTACTATAACAGATAACGCAACTTTGACAATTATTTTTATTAGCTCACTTTGACTTTTCTTCATCATTACATCTAAGTCATTTAAAGCTGCATCTTTCTCTATCTCTATTGCATTTTTAAGTTTTTGAGAGTTATCAAGTTCTATTTGTAAATTCTTTGAAAGATCCTCTATCTTCTTCTCATTGTTTACAGCTTCAGTAACATCAGTTGCAATTTTAACTACGTCAGTGATATTTCCTTTACTGTCTAAAACAGGATTATAAGATGCTTGTAAGTAAACAGTAGAACCATCTACTTTTCTTCTTTCAAATATCCCATCAAAGTATTTTCCTTTTCTTAAACTTTCCCAAAACTTAGTATACTCATCAGACTTAGAATACTCATAACTTACAAAAACACTGTGATGTTTACCAATGACTTTATTTTGCTCATTAGCTTTATAACCCATTGTTTCTAAGAATACAGAATTTACTTCTGTTATAAACCCATCAATGTTAAAATTGATAAGAGCTGTACTTCTGTTGATTGCGTCTATCTGTTTTTTGCTATTGACAATTAAACTAATGTCAGTAGCAATCTTCATTACTTTAGTAATCTTACCATCCTCATTAAAGATAGGATTGTAAGTTGCTTGAAGATTGATAAGACTTCCATCCTTTCTTCTTCTTTCAAATTCACCAGTGTAATACTTACCACTTCTTAAGATGTCCCAGAACTTTTCATACTCAAGGGATCTTGCGTAATCATCACATACAAAGATGCTATGGTGTTTACCAATGATATCATCATGGTTGCCTTTGCCATAACCCATTGCTTCCAAAAAAATGTCATTAACCCCTAGTATAATACCAGCGAGGTCAAAGTAGATAATAGCGTTGCTTCTATTAATCGCTTCAAGTCTACTTAATAATTCTTCTTTTGGTAAATTTTTCATTACTTATTTATCAATTGTCTCACTGTATCTGCTAAATCTCCAACATTCTTTGCTAGATTTTTAATTTCCAACTGAGTTTGCTCTTGAATAGCTTGGTACTTTAGTCTTGATTCTTGTTCTACAAGTTCAATTTTTCCTTTAAGTTTACCTTGTTCTTCTGTATTTTTACGTACATCACTGTGTACAATTTTTAAGAAGTATCCAATAATTGTTATGGCAGTACCCAAGATGAATACTACAATGTCTGAACTTGTCATCTCCTAAATTGTTTAATGATTAATAAGATTGCAACTAATATTATAGCAAGAAATAGCATCCACCAAGGAAAACCTGATCTTTCTGTATACTTTGTTTTTTTAGTTTCAGCTTTGGTATTTTGCTTATTAATCTTAACTGCTGCAGATAATGAGTCATCATACATTCTAGCCATGATTTTCAGTGAGTCTTTGAATCTCTTATTATCAAATCTAGTTTGCCATCTAGTTTGCCATCTTGTTTCTACAGTGGCTTCTGGACAATTGCAGGGTACTTGGGTAGTAACATAGATTAATGAGTCTTTGCCATCTTTACCTTTGACAAGTAAAGTATCTGTTTTTTCTACATAGATTGTATCACACGTAATTTTACCACCTTTGGAATAGAACTTATCCAAATGGTATTTAGCATTGTGACAACTAGATACAATAACTAACAATGACAATAATGTAAGTAGTACAAAAAGTTTTTTCATATGTCTTTTTTTGTACTCTCACCTTCCTCAAGTATAAGATAATACAAATATCTGAAATTACATGAAAATACTTACACATTTTGTAAATTTTTTTCATAAAGTTTTTTGGCAGCCAATGTAAATTTTACGATCTTTGTTGCCTTTCCATTTTATTTTTTTAACCCTATAATTCTTAAATTATGACAGAAACAAAAGCGAGTTCTCTTGTTGTGCCTTGGGGTCCAGTAGGGTATGTTACTTACAAAAGAACATACTCCAGACCAACCAAAAATGGCAAAACAGAAGAGTGGCATGATACTATTGAAAGAGTAGTAGATGCATGTAAAAATCAACTAGAAGTTGGATTTTCAAAAACAGAAGAAGATTCTTTAAGAAGAATCATGGCAAACCTGAAAGGTACAGTAGCAGGGAGATTCTTATGGCAACTAGGTACAAAAACCGTTGACAAATTAGGATTACCATCTTTGCAAAACTGTGCGTTTGTAGTTTGTGACGAACCCATTAGACCATTTACATGGGCATTTGAAATGCTTATGTTAGGTTCAGGTGTAGGATTTAACATCCAACGTGAACATGTTTATCAAATACCTAAAGTCCTTAAGAAGGTAAAGGTAGAACGCATGGATGTTAATGATGCTGATTTTATTGTACCTGATTCAAGAGAAGGTTGGGTTGAACTTATGAGACGTGTTCTTGAGGCATCATTTGTAACAGGACAAGGATTTACATATGCATGTCACCTTATTCGTTCAAAAGGTTCGCCAATCAAAGGATTTGGTGGTGTGGCATCTGGTCCACAAGACTTAGTATGGGGAATTGGAGAAATCAATAACATCTTGAATAGTAGAGCTGGTAAAAGACTGCGTTCTATTGACTGTCTTGACATTATGAATATCATTGGTCGCATTGTTGTTGCAGGTAACGTAAGACGTTCAGCACAAATTGCACTTGGTGATTATGATGACTTTGATTTTTTACGTGCAAAACGTTGGGATTTAGGTAACATTCCTAACTGGCGTGCAATGAGCAACAACTCAGTCATATGTGATGATACAACAAAATTACCAGAAGAGTTTTGGGAAGGTTATAAAGGTAATGGTGAACCGTATGGTTTAATAAACCTTGATGCTTCTCGCAGAATGGGTAGAGTTGATGAGATTCAGTATCCTGATCCAGAAGTTATGGGTTTCAATCCATGTGCAGAACAGTCTTTAGCTAACTTTGAGACATGTTGTTTGGCAGAAATCTATTTACCAAACATTGATTCTTATGATGAGTTAAAAGAAGTTGCTCGTACATTGTACAGAATCAATAAACATTCTTTGGCAATCAAGTGCGCTATTAAAGAAACTGAGGATATTGTACACAAGAACATGAGAATGGGTATTGGTGTTACAGGTTATCTTCAGGCTACTGATGAGCAACGTTCATGGTTGTCAGATTGCTATGTGTATTTGCGCGCATATGATGAAGAGTACAGTAAGCAAAAAGGATTTAATCCATCTATCAAACTTACAACAGTTAAACCTTCAGGTACATTGAGTCTACTTGCAGGTGTTACATCAGGCGCACATCCAGCTTATTCTCAATATTACATTCGTAGAATTAGAATGTCTTCTGACAGTCCTATTGTAAACGTGTGTAGAAAGAATGGATACCCAGTAGAGTTCCAGCGAAATTTTGATGGCACTGAGGATCATAGTACTGCAATAGTATCT